ATTTTTTATATTTATTTTTCTTTATATATATAGTATACTTTATATAAAATTAAGGAGGTATATATATGAAACTTTCTATAGTTAATAAACTAAAAGAAAATAATATGTCACGATATGAATTAGCCAAACGTATTGGTGTAACATACCCAACAATCGACAAAATATATAGAGGTGAATCAACTTCAATTAAATTTGAAATTTTAGAAGCCATCTGTAAAGAATTAAATTGCAGTCCATCCGACATTCTTGATTCAGAAGATCCACAAATGAAACGTTTACTGACATATAGCCAAAAAATTAAATAAAAAACACTAGGCGACACCTATTTGGTATCGCCTTTTTACATTTTCATTAATGTTTCCCTCATACCAACAGATCCATTGGCATAATTATTAATCGTTGTCATCATACTTGTATGTCCAAGCTGTTGCTGTACAAAAGCAAGATTTCCTTTACTTGCCATAATCGAAGCATACCAATGTCTTATCATGTGGGGTGTGACTCCATTGCCGTAATTTTTGAAAATTGCCTTTATATTGTCTTCGGTGGTTCTCTTTCCATTTCTATTTATAAATACAGCATCTTTATCTATAATATTTTTCAATGTTTCCCTATATTCTAACCATTCTTTCAATGCATCTACAGCAGATTTTGTAAGATAAACCATTCTCTTTTCTTCTTCTCTTTGGTAGCCTTTTGGTAAAACCATAACGTAAGGCATGTTTTTCAAATCTACATATGACACATCCCCGTCTAAATGAATATCTGATAAATCTAATCCAGCAAGTTCAGATTCTCTTATTCCACTACCTTTAAGCAGTTTAAATATTGCAATATTTCTATTTCTAACAGAAATATCTTTCTTCCATAATATTTTTTCTTCCATATCTTGAAGCTGCTTATCTGTCGGAAGCTTTTTAATTAAGTTGCTTCCAGATGAGATACCCTTATATGTTACATCTTCAAAAAATTTATCTGAAATATCAGTTCCCTTTACACGACTAATATAATTCCAAAAGCTACGAATAATGTTTTTCCTGGTTTCCAACGTAGTAGACGACATTCCATTCTGCTCTTTTGTCTTGAGATATAATGTAATGTCCTCTGCCATAATATCATTAAAATCACCTGGTTCAATATCTGAAATACTATTCCTATTGATTAATTTTTCTTCTATAAACCAATTTAACAAATCTGTAATAACACCAAGATAATTCAAAGCACCTGCTTTACTTTCAATTCTAACTGTAAAATATGACTTCATATAAGCAGGCAAATTTATCTCATCAATTTTTCTATTCAATTTCTCTTCATTTCTTTTTTGTACTTCTGCCTTATAACACATATTCATCAACCTACCTTTCTACTATTATTATTCTCCGTTGAATAATACATTTTACTCATTTCTTTTGCCTTTTCCATTACTTCATCAAAAGAGTCACAATACCTAACTTCAATACATTTACAAATCTTTCCATCACAATTTAGACATGTCAAATCTTTAATATGAAACTTTTTTCTTTGGGATTTCCTTTGTATTCCTTGAGCAAGTGTATTTTCTTGCAAACAAGATAAACAAATAAATCTCGAACTACGCTTTGGATTTCCAGTTTTCAATTTTATCGCTCCCTTTTGTTTTATTGTTTTCATCATATTATTTCCTATCCGAATCACAACGTGTAACTTGTTTACGCCTTGCACTGTTCTTTACCGCAAAATAATCCCTATAAGCACATATAACTTTTTCAAAAAATAACTGCCAGTATTTCTACTGACAGTCATAAAAACATATTTATTCTTCTATATCAAATGTTTCATATAACTTTGATTGTAATTCTAAAATAATTTTCCACGATTCTTCTTTGTTCTCTATTGTTTCGTACATAGTTTGCTGAATACAAGTATCAATATTATATTTTATTTCATCTTGCCTGTACATGGCGTCATTTTTAATTCCTGCCATAGTTACTCCTTTTCTAAAAAGAAACAATTCTTTCATTCTATTTCTTAATTAAAAACCTATCAGCTTCATCATATTCAAGAAAACATGCATGAGAGCTGTCTTCCGTATAAACCGTTATCCCAGTTTCGTCTTGATCTAAAAAATACCAATATCCTTTTTTAAATATATAATCTGTTCCATCATTTGCATTAGTATCTTGCTTCATTTGTATCATATAGCTTTTTGCAATATTTCTTAACAATTCAATATCATTTATATTATCTAAATCCATTTAATCATCTCCACTCTATTTACCAAGTAATTCGTCATTTCTTATTTAATTGATATTTTAATTCATCTAATACATAATCAAATCCTCTTAAAAAAGAATAATAATCATAGTCTAAATCTATATTTATCGCAATCTGTTGTCTATTCTTTTCTAATTTATTAATCAACTCCCTAATATTCTGATTTTCTTTTTTAAGACGCTTTATATCCATTTATGTCACCTCTTCCAATCTTCCTAATAAATCATTCTTTACTTCGATTATAGCATTTAACCTGCCTTTAATTTGTAAATCATATGGACTATCAGTATTTTTTAATAAATCCTCAAGTCTATCAATTTCTGTATTAAGTTCACCAATATATTCTTTTATCTTTTTTCTCATATCTGGCTTTTTATGTTTATTGTTATTATATCTTAATTCAAACTCATTTTTATATTCCTCTTCAGTTACAAACACAATTCTTTTCATTACGTGATCTACCATTACACATCTGTAAATATTTTCTGTGTAAAAAGCATCACCTACATTAAAATTATTCCAATTTATAATGGCTCGTTTATCGTTCATCGTTTTATTCACATCGCCAAGCATTTCATCTGGGCAATTTAATAAATATCCATAACTATCTAAATTTTTATTT